CACCCACACAAAGGTGTTGGATTAGGTTGCCACTGGTCCTCATCATAACTATTCTCTAATCGTTTAAGAGACCTTTCAAACATTCCCCATGACTTGTCCATGTCTTTGCGGTGGTACTCTTCAGTTAGAAAGCTATTCTTTAAAACAAATAACAAACCACCTTTGATCTTATTAACTTCTGGAAAGTGCGTAAACACCATGAGAGCCATTAGTCTTAATTGTTTTGGGTCAGGATATTTATTACTGCCTGTTTTGTAGTCTACAATAAATGCGTAGTCACCATCAACAATTAATAAATCTGCAATGCCTCGTACCCATCGATGCTCAGAACCAAAGTCACATGGTAGTTTATCATAAGTCAGCGCCATTTCATGCTCCGGATATTTAATACCGGGAATATCAACTAACGGATCGACCATTGATTTAAATCGTTGATAGTTTTTAGCTAAAGGCTTACCTTCGGCAACATAATCTTCTAGCGCTTTATGCACCTCAGTCCCATAACGCATAGCCTCGTTTTCTTTAACAACATAATTCTTTAGTACACGTATTTCATTATATTGTCTGGGACAGTTCTCGTATTGTTTTAATGCAGAATAACTCCATGTAAAATCAGCCATCAACTATCTCCACTTCCGATTCGGTTTCTATCCAAACATGTGCGCCGCAGGATAAAGGCTTGTTAGGACTGTATATTACCCTAGAATCGCCTTTAATGATAACTTCTGAAGCATAAGTATTACTTTTGTACGTCTTCACAGTAAGCACAGGATCTTCAACCTCGTTCTTACGATTAGATTTTATAACGTGCTGATTAACATGAATGATTGTTTTCATTTTACCAAAAAACTTCTATGTTGTTATTACGTTTAACTACGTGTCCCTGTAGAGTTATTCTATATTCACAGGGGCAGTACTCTGTTAGCCCTGAAATTCTATGAGGAGTTAATCCTGAGTGTAATACTAGGTCTTTCTCTTTATACGGCAAGTGTACAATATTTCCACGCGTGTCCAGATAGTCCATACCTCCACCGGCACTGGGTAATTCAATAGCTACGGTGAAAGCAGACGCGCCTATATCGCCTAGCCCTAAAGTTTTATGTGGGTAATCCGTGTGCCATTTCCCCGCTATATTTATGAATTTTTCATCAGTAGGAAATATATGAAATCCCGGCAGGGCTAAATCTTGAGCCAAACAAATCTCTTTCCCTAACTCAACAGATAAACACTCCAACACTGTCTCATATAGTCCAGAGAAGTTTCTATAAAGAAGCTCATTCATCCAGACACTTTCCTCGTGATACTCTATTGTGTTGCCATCAAGATAAGCTGACTTGCCCAAAGTATAAAAAGGAAAATCATTTGATCTACTTTCCCAAATAGGTCTTAAAGATAATATCTTTTCTGCAATCGTATCAGTATCAATGTTTAAATTATGTTTAAAGTGGTGCATTAGCAATCCCCATAGTTATCTGCATAGTCACCCTCACAAGCAATCGGTAGTCCCGTTGCCCATGCAGGTGGTTTACCCATTACATCTAATACAAAGTTCATAGCCTCTTCTTTCTCATGCTCTGGCGCTAAACAAATTATCGCATCATGTACTGTCAACGCGGGTCTGTACCTTTCATTTATGCTAATCATCTGATCGCCTATGACAATCCTAGCCACCGCTTGCACAATGTTTTCTGTCATAGCACCGCCCCAGATATTAATTTTTCCCCTCCTAGACTTATAGACATACCCCCCTCTATCTTCGGACGTATCATAATGTAGATCAGGATAATATATGTATAAGCCGTTGGGTAACTTAACTCCTTCTGGGGTTATCATCACACACTCGTTCTCACCAATGTAATAAGGTTCTAGTTCACTAGGCCAATTAGCCATGTGTTCTAGCGCACGATCGCACTCCTCCCAAAAGTTTATTACTCTATAATTTAGTTCGCGGTAGACCTTAACTAACCCCCTACATCCGTCATCCGAAAAAGCCAGGTTTCGAGGCGATGTCTTTAAAGTATGTTGCAGCTTTCTCCAGCCAGTCCCAAAGCCTAGACCCAGGGTACAAGTTTTACCAACAAACCTTTCTAGCGGATCTGCTTTTGTGATTGTCCTGCCATAGACTTTACTAGCAAACTCACAGTATGCATCGCGTCCTTCTGCAAACCACGTAGTCACGTCATCTTGCCCTGCTAACCATACCAGTACACGAGCCTCGATCTGACTTGAGTCACAGTTGATAACAATCTGTCCGTCAGGCGGTACGATAGATTTCTTGAGGGCTTTCTTTTTAGCATCACGCGAGGGGAGGTTTTGAAAGTTAACTTTCTCTGAGCCTGCCCACCGACCTGTATGTGCGCCATAATATCGTAGAGGGATAGGTAAAAAGCCTTTATTTCTTGAGCCTATATCTATAAATCTTTCAATTCTAGACTCTTCAATAGTAGATTTAGTACCCAGACGCACTGCGCACAGTTCTTGGATCAACGGATCATCATGCTGTTGTAAAGCAATGAAACCTTCATCTGTTTTAGCTAGGGCCGGTGCTTGTTTACCTGTAGTAGGACTTTCTTTCATAGGACACGGAACACCGAGTTCCTCTAGCAGCTCCGCGAATTGTTTATTAGATGCCAGTTTCTTTCTCACTGCTTCATTAGTATCACACTCTAGGCGAGCCATCAGACCTTCTAGCATTAAGGCTTTTTCATCTCGGACTTCTTGTAGGCGTTCAATCAATAGTGCATCATCTACTCTCAATTGCGGTTGAATAAACATTCTCAGGGTGATATCAATCAACTGATGTTCGGACTCAGGAAACTTAGGGGCGATGATTCCAAATAAATCGAAAGTTATCTGTACATCATTTATGCAGTAAGACCCATAAGCTGACAGTTCACTAGGCGTGAAGTCTTCAAGACGTTTACCTTTTGCATCTAGCACCTCAGTACCTTTTTTGCCGAGATTATAACGTTCAGCTAATGCTTTAAGAGATCCACCTGCATTAGTCCCATGTAAGGCACGAGCAATAGATAAAGTATCAAAGTAAAAGGCAGGGGTTATTTTAAATACCCATGCTAAGATTGCACCGTCAAATAAAGTGTTATGACATACAAGACCAGACACTCGCCAATCTATATCATCTAGCGCGGCTTGAATCTCTTGGTGTGTTCCAGTATGAAAGGTTGTTTTTTCTTCATCATTAATTTTAATAGCTACACCAATCACCTGAAATTCTGGATGGCGTATGTATTCTTCTGTAGTCTGTTTCGTTAGACCATAGGTACTACTATAGTATGTCTCGAAATCCAATGTTACTAATTGTTCCATGTCGCATCCTCGACTTTAACTTAATTTCTATTTTGCATCTCATCACGACAGTCTGCATCACACCAACGCCTTTTATCCGGTACGGGTTCTCTACACCAAAGACACTCCCCTGTGTGGTTCTCAGGTATGACTGCTTTGCTTCTTATCTCTTTAATTTTAGCATCAGAATATCTCTCAACCTGATCGTTAGCGTGATCTATTAGATCAGTCATCACAGCTACCGGTTGGACAGAATCTACGCATTAGCATATCAGCAGTTTCTTCATTTGATAGTTCAGAGATAAGATCTTTCTCTGCGATAGGTTTTGGTTCGGGTTGCACCACAGGTTCTGGTACATGTTTTGTTTGTTGCTCCGCTATTATAGCGCGTAGTTTCTGAAGATAGAAATCTGCTTTCGCTAGATCTTTCTCAGGAGTTCCTTTGCGAGAGTATCTCCAGACGTACTTAATTACTTGCGCTACACATACAGATGTAACCCCACACAATCCTTGCGTAGCGGATTCAATTGCATCAATACACTCGACCTTTCCTGCAGTGTAGTGAGATGGGTGATTTACATCATCATTAATTTTTTTCATTGTTCTTCCTTTATTTTACCCTGTTCTAACATAAGATCTATGTGTTTTTGTACAACTGCTTTATCTAAATGGGCTACTAATAAATCGTTTTTACTTTTATAGCCGAGGTGTTTATATATCCCTGCTAATAAAGTTCGTATGCTGTGCGGAGATAAATCCATTTTTCTAGCAACTTCATTATTATCATTACCACACAAAATTAAGGTAAACGCTTCGTGTTCTCGTATAGTTAAACAGTTTTTCATTCTTTTCTCGCCTTTATACTTTCTTCCTACTGTTACATTCATTTTTTAGTATCCTCTACTTTAAATTTACTGATTGTCAACTCTAACTCATTGATATTACTCTCGTCAACTACTAAAGCTTGTCCACCGCAGCGCTCAATATCATTAAGATTTTTTAACTGAAGGG